GAGATAAAATGTTTCAAACGATGGAAAGAGATGTATTTGCATCTAATTCTCCTGAAGCAATTGAAGCTTTTAAAGTTATTATAGGAGCGGGAGGTAAAAATGCTACTCCTAATGGTAAGGCATTGTTTGAAGCATCCAAAGCAAGATACATGTTTAACGCATTTTTAAAATCATTTGATACAGCGGGAAGTCCACAAGCTAAATCAATTTTTAATGATGTTAGTCAAACAGCTGGAGTTAAATCAAGTAATGAATATATGTCAGATGCTATGGCAAATTTAGGTACAGATGCAATACAAAGTTACAGAGGTTTTTCAATTGAAGACGTAAGATTAAACAATGGTATTTACGATGTGTCTAAATTAAGATTTGGACCTAAAGATTTTGCTGAATTTAATATAAATAAATTTATGGATAATCTCGGTATTGGTAAAGCTACGGAAGATCTTGGAAGAGACAAAATGTCAAAATTACTTGGAGGAAAAGGATCAAGTGATTTTTATAAATTTACAGATTATATGAAAGCAATATCAGATGTTACAATATCAGATACTTCAACTTTCCTACAAAGAAGATTTACACTATCTGGAGGTAGGGGTATTTTATCAGGTATGGTTATTGGTGGTGGTATGGCTGCGGTTAATCCTTTTATGCCTGCTATATTTTTATTATTAGCTAGAAAAGCCGGTAGAATGTTAACAGATCCAGTTGCGTTAAGACTTATGAATGATGCTCTTGGAGTGGATGAACAAGTTAAACTTTTAAAAGGACAAAAAATAAGAGGTAAAAACTATAGTACGGGATCTTTGAGAAGAGTTACTCCTAAACTAACAGCTTTAGGTCTTACACAAAAACGAGAAGCTTTTGCTAGATTATTAAATTATTTTGACGATGAGGATGGAGATACTCCTAGAGTTAACCCTAAAACTGTAGATCCAGTAGCGATACAAAATGAATTATTAGGGATGTCTTTCGATAACGTACAGCCTAGGTATGATGATAATACTTTACCTAAAGAAACTATTGAGTCTATGTTTGCACAAGATTTTACTGCAAGCTCGGGTGACGCAGAAACAGATAATCAAATGGTAGACTATATTCAATCAACAGCAAGAAACGAAATAGAAACAGATATTGATCAAGAATCAAGAGAAGTAGATGCGGAAAGAGCAAGCGTGATGGGAGATGTAGAATTAGAGAACCCAGCACCACAGACACCGAACACCGGACAAGTGAACCCTCAACAATTTTCAGCGTTATTTCCTAACGATGCAACAGGTGCTGCAATAGCACAGCGAGGTACGAAGAGTGGCTAAACCATCTGCAACAACTAGAATAGATAACCACGAAAAAATTTGTAGGCTTATGCAAAAACAAACCTTCGATCAAATAAAAGAAATAAAAGATAGAATATTAAGATTAGAAAAAATGTTAATGGCTGCGGGTGGTGCGATTATTCTGGCTTTAATAGCAAATATGATGTAATAAATGTTACATGAATTTAGTAAAGAAGTATCCTTACAAACATTACAATAGATTCTCAGACACAACCGGACGTAAATATTTAGTAGATAATATAAAAGTCCCAAGTGTTACAACCATACTAGGCGCTACTAAAGATAAACGTTTTCTCGATAACTGGAGACGTAAAGTTGGAAATGCAGAGGCAGATCGTATCATGCAACAAGCTTCGGCTATAGGAACTGAAATGCATCAAGTTCTTGAATATCATTTAACTGGTCAAGGTTATTATAATGCAATGGAAGAAGGATCTAAACCTAGAATGATGGCTAAAACTATTTTAGAAAATATTAAAATAGATGAAGTTTGGGGTAATGAAATAAGTTTAGAGTATGAAAATAAATTTGCAGGAACTGCGGATCTTTCATGTGTGGCTTATGGTAAACCTAGTATTGTGGATTGGAAACAATCAAACAGACCTAAAAAAGAAGAATGGGTTGAAGATTACAAGTATCAACTAGGAGCATATTACTTAGCACATACTAAAAACTACGGACCTATTGAACAAGGTGTAATATCTATTTGTACTAGAGATCTCATGTATCAAGAATTTAAATTAAACGAGTCTGATCTAAAAGAGTATGGAGATAAATTTTTAGAAAGAGTAGAGCAATTTAATAAATTATCACAGCAATAATCAAAATAATTACCGCAACTGCTATTTTAATAACTTTTTTATTATGCTTGCGATGAATGGGATAACCAAAAATAATCATAGTAACCAACTCTTAAGCTCTTCTTCACCTAAAGTTTTTGCAGCTATTTTACCTTTGTTGGTTAAAGATTTCATGATAGCTTCATCTAATGTACCTTTGGCTACAATATCAATATAAACAACAGTACCTTTTTGGCCTAATCTATGAGCTCTATCTTCCGATTGCATTCGTACTTCTAAGTTATAATTATTAGAAAAATATATTACAGTGTTACAGGCAGTAAGCGTAAGACCAAAACCTCCTGTTGTGGGGTTAGCGACTAGAAATTTTGTTTTGTCATCTTCTTGGATTCTTTTAACTGCTTCTTGTCTATCTTCCACATTTACATCTCCATAAATACTTACGGTAGAGTCAGGGCCATATTTATCTATTAAGAAATTTTTAATTTCATGTATGTTGTATAAATAGTTAGCCCATATAATAATTTTACCATCTGTCTCTTGTATGATTTCATCTAAAGCATTTAACTTAGATTTATGTAATTGCAGTATTACTCCATCATCATTTTTAGTAAAACCATTACAAACTTGATGTAGTTTAATAATCTCTGTTAGTTTATTTGAAAAAGATACTGTGCTGTCTTCTACTATAGCTAATGCGTGTGTTTTAAGTTTCTCGTATATTTTTTTACCTTCACCTTCTAGTTCAATATATCTTTTAGATCTAACTTTAGGTTTTAAGTCTAAACATTGATCTTTACGAATTCTAGTTGCAAAGGTTTTCATTTTCTCTTCTAATTCTTCAAGTCTTTTGTAGTATTTGGGTATAGAAATATACCTACCAGAACCTACGGGAATGTCCGTCATTTCAGCATATCTATTTCTAAAAGCTAAGTAACTAGAGAATCCTAAAAGTTCTGGACTTAAGAATTGACATTGTGTAAATAAGTCTAATGGAGATTTTGTTATTGGCGATCCTGTTAGGATACGCTTTATATGCGATAGTCGCGATAGTTTTAAAATGTTCTTTGTTCTTTTTGCTCCTTTATTTTTTATGGTGGTTGATTCATCCAGTGTTACAAAGTTTAATTTATTTTTAGTAAGATATTCTACGCAAGCTTCAAAACCTCTTTTAGTTGATAGAGCCTCTACATTAATTAAAAATATTTTAAGATCTTTTGATTCGTTTAATTTAAAATAATCTTTAGGTTTATCTAAATTCCATCTGTAAATATTATATTTTAAAACTTGTGGCATGTGAGTTTCAATTTCAAGTTGCCAATTTGTGTAAACAGATTTAGGTGCAATTATTAAAACAGTATTAATTTTTCTTTGTAAATAAAGATATGCAATATTATCAATAGTTACTTTTGTTTTACCTGTACCCATCTCCATAAAATAAGCCCATTCAGGTTTTTCTGCTGATTCGTTTAGAGCATTCCGTTGATGCTCGTACGGCTTAGTCTTATAGGGGTATTTCCACATCTAAAAAGTTTTTATATTTTTTTGTTGCAAAGATCAAATGAATAATTTAATAGAGCAACAGGAGGAAAATATGGATATAGAAAAGATGTCGAACATTGACATAAGCCAAGATAGTGTCAAATCTATTACTGAAAAATGCAATAGATTAAATACCTTAAGAAAAACTATTGAAGCAGAAGAAGAAAAAATATCTCTTCTCAAGCACAAAGCTAGAGACCTAGAGGAGAGAATAATTCCAGAGATGATGCAGGAAGCTGGTGTAGCTTTGCTGAAACTTAGTGATGGTTCTACCGTAGAGGTAAAACCGTTCTATGCAGCAAAAATTCCTGAGTCACGTGTTGAGGAAGCCTTCAGTTGGTTAAGGAATGAGGGGTTTGAGGATATTATAAAAAATACCGTCACCGCTTCTTTTAACCGAGGTCAAGACAACCAAGTCTCTGAATTGATAAAAGTCTGTGATGAACATGGATTCAACTATAATAAAAAAGAAAAAGTTGAACCAATGACGTTAAAGGCTTTTGTTAAAGAACAAGTTGAGGGTGGTAAAAAACTACCTTTTGATTTGTTCGGAGTATACATCGCAAATAAAACGAAAATAACTAACAAATAATAGGTAATAATATGATAGAAAAAGACGATAAAACACTAAATGTGTCGATAGTACAAGAAGGCAAAATGGTTAGCTCAATAGATATTGAGCAATTTGCTGACGATGGATTTGATAATGTAGATTCAAAAAGTTTAGCATTACCATTTCTAAAAGTTCTAGGTCAACTGTCACCTCAAGTTACGCAAGGTGATAGTCAGTTTATGGAAAAAGCTAAACCTGGAATGATTTACAATACTGTAACCGATGAAATTTATAATGGTCAAGAAGGCATAACTGTCGTTCCTTGTTATTATAAACTTGAATACATTGAATGGAGAGACCGAGACAAAGGTTCTGTTGCTCCTGTAAATGTTTACGCTTCTGATTCGGATATCATGAGTAAAACGACAAGAGGTGACGATGGTAAAGATAGGTTACCGAATGGTAATTATGTAGAAGAAACCGCTTCGCATTATGTTTTAATATGTGAAACGGAAAAACAATCTACAGCTATGATCACTATGAAATCTACACAAAGGAAAAAATCCAAAAAGTGGAATTCAATGATGATGTCGTTAAGACAAAAAAGAAAAGATGGTAAAGGTTTTTTCAAGCCTGCACCATTTACTCAAAAGTACTCTCTTAAAACTGTTCTAGAAAAGAATAATTTAGGATCTTGGTACGGTTGGGAAATTGAACATCAAGGCCAGTTGGATAGCGATGAAGTAATTAAAACTGCATTTGAGTTTTACGAAACTTGTAAAAAAGGTGCTGTTAGAGTTAGCCACGGCAAGGAAGAGCAAGCAGAAAAATCTCCATTCTAATATGGACATACTTGACAACACCCTGGAAGAGTTTGTAGAACTCTTCCAGGGCTCTTCTACATATTTTGGTGCTTCTAAACCGTTGGGACAGACAAGAAGTCGTGACGGTAAACAAGAATTCAAACATTGGGTAGAACCAAAACCTATGACCAGGGAGAACTGGTTAGAACATTTAAAAGGAGAGAAATATTATGGAAGTGTCCCTATCAGAGATGATAATACATGCAGTTGGGGGGTCATCGATGTTGATCGTTACAATATACAACATAAGGAAGTTATATCAGTTATACGGAAAAGGAAGTACCCGTTCATCCCGTTCAGATCAAAATCCAACGGACTCCATTTAATTTTATTTATTGACGGTGTTGTTGCAGCATCTTCAATGAGAAAAAGATTGATTGAGTTTGCTTCTGATTTAGGTGTAAATGATACCACTACAGATATTTACCCTGCGCAAGATGAAGTTGATCTAACTCCTGAGGATTGGAATAAAAAAAGAAAAGGTAATTTTGTAAATTTACCTTATCAAAAATCTCATATGACAACCCGAGTTGCGATGGACAACGAAGGTAATTCAATTAAGTTAGAAAATTTATATAAATTTGTATCTGATTATAGACTTACTCCAGCAGAGTTTAAAAAATTAAAAATATTCCAAGACGATGAAACAAAAGATTACCCACCTTGTGTCGTAAATTTTATGAAAAATAAAGTTCAAAAAGGTGAAGGACGTAATGATGCAATGTTTAATGTTGCAGTGTTAGGTAAAAAAATAAATCCAGATCCAGTTATGTATGAAGATTGGACTAGAAATTTAATGACTAAAGTTTGTTCAGAACCATTACACCCACAAGAGTTAAATAATATATTTAAAGGAATAGAGAATAAAGAATATGCTTACAAATGCAAAACTTCTGTAGCTAGAATGCATTGCTCTTCAAGCACTTGCTTAAAAAGAAAACATGGTATTGGTGCTAATGTGGCTATGCCGGAAGTAGGAAAACTTTTAAAAGTAAATTCATACCCAGAACCTTATTGGATACTACCTATTGAAGGTAAATCAATTAGGGTATCTACAAAACAATTATACCAACAGCAACTATTAGGGGAGCAGTTGTTAAATTATGATATTGTATGGAGACCTCTTAAACCTACTAAGAGAGATCCAGATCCTTACAGAGATTGGTTAGCTGAATTAATACAAAACAAACAGGACATGGAAGGTTTTGATGCTGGTGAAGAAAGAGAAGATGTATTTAACTCTAGAATGACTAGGTTTATTGAAGACATTGAAGATACTACAGAATTTGATCAAATAGATTCTGATAATATATGGCGTGATGAGGATGAAATGAGATTTAAACTTGAAACCTTTAGGTCTTTTATGAAAAAAATGGGTTACAATTGGAATGAAAAAGAATGTACTAGGTTTTTGGAACAGGGTGGAGCTTTACCTAAAAAGAAATTTCAGAATATTAGTAGCAGGCATTGGGTTGTAAAATTACCAAAACAAACAGAGCATAAAAATAAAAATGTCGAATTCGTTAAAGCAAAAGCTTCGTGGGAAGACAATTAAAATATTCGGACCACCAGGCACAGGAAAAACAGAAAATCTTTTGAAACGTGTTAAACGTTACTTAGAAAAAGGTTATTCTCCAGATGAGATTTGTTATGTATCCTTTACTAACAAAGCTGTAAATGAATGTGTTGCAAGAGTCCGACAAAAGTTTAAAGGTTATGATGAAGATGCTTTTTCATATTTTAGAACACTACATTCTCTGGCCCGACAACAGTTTGCTGAAATTCCCGTTTTAGATCCTAAATCGGATCTATTAATGTTTCATACTCAATACGGCACTGTCAAGATAGGCTACAAGGACACTTGGGACGATCAAAAAGTATATAATAATTGGTCGCTTCAAATTTACGATAGAGCAAGAAACATGAAAGCAGATCCCGTTTGGCTATACAAACAACAAACAAGAAAAGTTGTACGACTACAACAGTTTAAATCAATCATTGCAGGCTATAAACAGTTTAAAACAATGGAGATGGAGGGCGGTAAACGAATTGCTGACAGATTAGATTTTACTGACATGGTAGAGAAGTTTATTACTCATGGTTTAGTAATACCTTTTAAAATTTTAATGGTGGATGAAGCTCAAGATTTAACTCCCCTACAGTGGGATATGGTTGTTAAGATAGCGGGTGCTGTTGAGAGAGTTTACATTGCAGGGGATGATGACCAAGCAATATATGAGTGGAACGGTGCTGATGTTAACTTGTTTCAAACATTTCCGGGTAAGTCTTTAGTATTAAAAAAAAGTGTAAGACTAAATAAAAACATTCATGCATTCTCAAAGTGTTTATTAAATTCTATGGGTAATAACAGAATAGAGAAAGAGTTTTATTCTAATGGTAAGGAGGGCTCTGTACATAGATGGAATGGTTTAAAGAAAGTTCCTTGGACTATGAAAGGTAGTTGGATGGTGTTGGCTAGGATTAATGATGTAAAAAAAGAGCTCCAGCGGGAGGCTAAAAACCTCGGGCTATATTATCAAGACCAGAAAAATAATAAATCATTTGATCCGAATCAATTTTTAGCTATCCAACATTGGGAAAAAATATGTGAAGGTGGCTCTCTCAGTAGAGAGGAAGCAACAACCATGTATGAGTTTTTATTAAACATTGATCACGGATACCGGTCACAGGACAGTAAAAAATGGAGTTTTGCACACCCTAACCAAGTGTTTAATTTTGATGAATTACATCTCAGATGTGGTATGAGAGATGAAAAAGGACAATGGAACCAAGTGTTTAAAAGAAAATTTAAAGATAAAGATAAACAATATTTTAATAAATTAATAAGTGAAGGTGTGGATTTATCTCAACCACCAAAAATAATTATAGATACAATACACCAAGTCAAAGGTGGTGAAGCAGATAACGTTGTCCTGGCGAGCAAATGTAATTTTCCTTCTCACTTTGAAAAAAAGAATTTAGCAGAAAAAGTAAAAGAGTTAAGAGTCTGGTACACAGGAGCAACTAGATCTAAACAAACACTCCATCTGCTGGGTACTTACCATCAATATAACTTCCCATTAGGAAAGTATTTTAAACAATATGAGGCTAACTATGTCAGATAAAAATATGTTCGATGAAGCATTCCCGGATGATAAACAAATTGGAGGATCTCATTACAAAGAATTTTTAATTCAACCTTGGACATTTATAAGAAAAAATGATTTAAATCCATTTCAAGCAAATGTAATTAAGTATGCTTGTAGGTATTTAACAAAAGGGAAAACAATAGAAGATTTAGAAAAGATAAAACATTATTGTGATTTAGAAATTGACCATTTAAATGATGCCAAAAAAAAGAAAAAATAAATTAGTTATGTGTGAACATTGTGATGAATGGGTTGCAGTAATTGTTCATGAATATAATTATTATTGCTCTGATTGTGCGTTGTTTGATATGGGTATACCTTTTAAAAAAGTTGTATCAATAGAAGACGCTAACCTAAGTAGGAAAATACAATGACCCACCAATTAAATTTTATATACAATGACTCTGATTGGGTTTGTCCAGCGGAGTATCCAGATTTATCTAAAGCAACTGAGATTGCAATTGACCTAGAAACTAAAGATCCAAACATTAAAACTAAAGGACCTGGATGGGCTACTTTTGATGGTCATATTGTAGGGTTTGCTGTAGCTGCTCTCGGACAACAATGGTACTTCCCTATAGCTCATGATGCAGGTGGTAATATGGATTTATCTATTACCTGTGCTTGGATGCAAGATATGCTGAAGTTACCCGCTACAAAAATATTTCACAACGCAAGTTATGATGTGGGTTGGTTATTGATTAATGGATTTGAAATCAAAGGTAAGATTGTAGACACTATGATTGCTGCCGCTATTATAAATGAAAATAGATTTAGTTTTAGTTTAAATGCTTGCGCTAAAGATTATTTAGGTGAAATTAAAAACGAAACATTTTTAACTGAGAAAGCTAAAGAATGGGGTATAGATCCTAAGGCTGATATGTGGAGATTACCCGCAGGTTATGTGGGTTTTTACGCAGAACAAGATGCTGGGTTGACTTTAAGATTGTGGGAAAGATTAAAAACAGAAATTTCTAAACAAAGTTTACATGATGTGTGGGAGATGGAGATGGAGTTACTTCCGATATTAATTGATACAAGACGTAGAGGTATAAGAGTTGATGAAGAGAAAGCTCACTTACTAAAAAAAGAATTTAAAGAAAAAGAAAATGGAGTTTTAATTAAAATTAAAAAAGAAACTACATTGAATGTAGATATTTGGGCAGCAAGAAGTGTTGCACAAGTGTTTGACAGAATAGGTGTTGAGTACCCACGGACAGCGAAAACTGACGAACCAAGCTTTACACAAAACTGGTTAGTAAACTGTAATAACCCGATAGCGCAACTAATAAGAGAAGCAAGAGAAATAAATAAATTTCATTCAACGTTCATAGACTCCATTTTAAGATATACCCACAAAGGTAGAATTCATTCTGAAATTAATCAATTGCGTTCTGACCAAGGTGGAACTGTATCGGGACGTTTATCATATTCGAACCCAAACTTACAACAAATTCCAGCAAGAAATAAAGAATTTGGAGATAAAATTAGAAGCTTGTTTCTACCAGAAGAAGGTAGGCAATGGGGTAGTTTCGACTACTCACAACAGGAGCCTAGGCTTGTTGCTCACTACGCTGCATCTGTCAACGATAACTTTGAGGGTGCAGCGGAGTTTATTGAAGCCTATAAAAATGAATCTGCTGACTTCCACCAGATCGTAGCTGACATGGCTGGGATCACTAGAACCCAAGCTAAGACAATTAACTTAGGTTTATTTTATGGTATGGGAAAAGCTAAATTAGGTAAAGAATTAGGTATAAATAAAGATAGAGCCGAAGCCCTTTTAAGACAATATGGTGAAAGAGTACCTTTTGTTAAAAGATTAGCTACTGAGGTGACCAACAGTGCTTCAAAGTATGGGTTTATTAGGACTATAGGAGGCCGTAAATGCCGGTTTGATATGTGGGAGCCTGCTACCTTCGGAATGAACAAAGCAATGCATTACGAGGAGGCTAAGGCCATATATGGCAATAATATTAGAAGAGCTTTTACTTATAAAGCTTTAAATAGATTAATTCAGGGATCTGCTGCTGATCAAACAAAACAAGCAATGATAAATTGCTACAAAGCAGGATTTAAACCTCTGTTGCAAATACATGATGAGTTATGTTTTTCTATAAACGAAGAGTCTGATGTAAAAGGTGTAAAAGATATTATGGAAAATGCTATAGATACACTTAAAGTTCCATCAAAAGTTGACATTGCTCTGGGTAACTCTTGGGGCGAAGCTAAAGAATAACCACTATATTGCATTTTACACTAATTATGGTATATAATATTTTATGAAGCTTTATCGCATCCAAGTAAAATACAAAAATAGGTATGCTGATGGGATGGTTGAAGCTGATGATGATAAGACCGCTCTTGAATGTTTTGTAAAGAAGGTTGATTCGGGAGAGATAATAGAGAAAGAAGGTGCTGGTTTTGAAAACCCAGATCTTTTTTTCTTAACCTTCGAGGAGGTGGACCGAGATGGCACTGCAAAAGTTAATATCGGCGAAACTTCAGTTGGAGTCCAAGTGGGCAACGCAAGCGTTGGAACAGGGTAGAGTTACTCCGGATATGAAGTGGATTGATATACAAATCAAAGATCTTAGAGTTAAGATTAATGATCAAAGCGTAGAAGACGCAAAAAAAGGTCTTCTAGATATAGCTAGCTAGACTAGCTTAAAAAACAAATTTTTTCCTAAGGATAGTGCGCTCTAAATTGAAGGTAACTGTTTACATTCAAATTTAACCACTAATTTTTCTTTGTTAACTATTTCAGGGTCGAGCTCTACGAGAGCTTTATGTGAATAAACATAACCTGCTAATGCACAGTTTAAGTGGTTATTGAATTCGTAAGGTAAGTAACTGGATCCCGGACACTGGCCATTGACCAAACTACATACATACAAAATTAAAATGAATTTCATCCTATATTATCCTAGCTTATTATTTACTTGCATATCCCATTAAAATGTTTATATAAAGATATACAATAATACTAACAAAGAGGAGGCCTTATGGCAACAGCAACAAAATCTCTGTCTACTGTCTTTAATGACTGGAGTACAAGAGTAAATGATATTTTATCACGGACACCGAAGAATACTATTACGGGTGAGCCTTTAGAATATCAAGACGATGAGTACCAAAGAATTATGAAGATGTTAGAGCAATGTTCAATGAATTTTCATGACATGCCTATATATCCGATTAATGAAGCAGTTGCGAATAGATTAATAGAAGATCAAATGAAAGGTATGCATGAGCAACCAGATATTTAGTTGGATTTTTTTATTAGCCTTAATAATTATACCACCTAAAATTGTATTGATTATTTTTGGCTCATTAATTTATACAATTTTTTATTAACCAACAAAGAGGAAAAGATATGACTAGAAGAACTAAAGAACATATGGCAATCCGTAAAGAAAACGGAGCTGAAGATCGTTATGCTAAAGGCATACATTTTGACATAAGAACTAAAGGATGTTGTTTTATAACAATGCAAACTCATGCAGGTCCACTAGAAGTTTATATAGACTCTATGGATGGATTGGATGATGCACCAATGGTACGTGCATCTATACCTGGTAGAAAAGATAAGGAAATAAACGTTAAATAACCAAGGAGGAAAAGATGAACAAAGCGATAAATAATAAATTTTTTGAAACTACGGATTATACGAAGTTCAAAAAAACAAGAGGTAACAGACCTGTAGATGCAGCGCATGTTGAGCAGTTAAAAAAATTAATTGCTGAGAGAGATTTATTTGATCCAATCAGAGTAAATCAAAATATGGAAGTCATTGATGGCCAACATACATTAGAAGCTAGGAAACAATTAGATCTAAAGATTCCATATATTATTATGGATAGTGAAGATCCGTTGGATGTAGCACGTCTAAACACAGGACGTAAGAACTGGTCTATGAATGATTATTTAAATCAACATTGTGCCAGAAATAAACAAGACTACAAAATCTGTAGAAATAAAATGGGGCAGTACGGAATGAATGTGGCAGAAGTAATTGTATTACTTTTAAAGTTAGCATCATTGTGGAACAGAATATCAACTGATTTTAAAACGGGAAATTTTATTATTCCTGCAGGTGGTATTGAAAACTGTGATCGTATTGGTGGACAACTAATGCAACTTAGAAAATACTTTATAGGAATGGATGATAGTTCTAAAAGATTAAAGAGATCTATGGTTTATGCCTACATTATAGCTGACAAGCACCCTAGATGGGATTTTCTAAGGTTTAAAACAGCTTGTAAGCAAAGATCTAGTTGGTTATTGTCTGGAACATCTACAGCAGATTATGTGCAAATATTTGAAAAAATATTTAACGCAGGTA